GCTGGCAAGCATAAAGTGATAAGTTCTTGACGACTTATGCTAATTTATTATTATATAAGACTATAAGAGAGGGATTATGAACCAAACAAGATACACCAAAGCAATAATCGAGAAGACTGGCGAAGAGATTACAGCCATTGCTTCAACCGAAGCCGTAGACCGTCAGGGCGAGATAGTTGAGGTCGCAGGTTGGGACTTAAAAGACTTCAAAGCTAACCCAGTAATTCTATGGGGTCACGACCATTCATTGCTTCCTATCGGCAATGCCACTAAGACTTGGGTAGAAGGCTCAGGCAAGAGTGCTAAGCTAATGGTAAAGATAATGTTTCAAGAAGTGACCGAGATGGGTCGAGCCGTGAAACAACTTGTCAATGATGGTGTACTTAAAACATTATCAGTAGGCTTTCAACCGATAGATGCTGAAGACAATAGGTTCACCAAGCAGAAATTGCTTGAGATATCTGTGGTCAATGTACCAGCTAACCCTCAAGCTATGATGCTAGGCTATAAGAGCCTTAAGGACGCTGGCTTCTCTGATGAAACTATCACTAATGCCGGTATTCCTGCTGCAATGGTGCAAGAAGTTACAATAATGAAACAGAAAATGGACAGCTTGGAAGTCAAGCTGGACTCTGCGGTGAATGGGCTTAAATACCTAAATCCGCAACAAGGTCGAAGCGATCGTATCGTGACTGAACGATTGAGTATGGTAAAGGCATCAGCACGAGCTGCTGATATAATCTTGACCAACAAAGCTCAACCAACACAGACACTGCGTTCTGCAAAAACAATCAAACTAGCTAGTGATATGATCATTAGCTCTTTGAAAGGCGAATTAAAAAATGGGACGAATCAAAGAATTACAAGAAAAGACTGAGCTAACCGAAGCTGAGCAAAAAGAACTCAATGAACTTCTTATAGAAGCAAAAGCTGTTACAGCTGATGTTGAAAAAGATGTTAAAGACGAAGAAAAAGCTATTGATGATGCTGCAAAATCTATTGCTGATAAAGCAGTCGAACAGGCTGAATCAAGACTCTCTAAGTCAATTGACGAACTTACTGCAAAGCTAACCGGTGGCCTAGAAGTTAGCAAAGATGCTAAAATCGAAGTTACTACACAGAAATATATCGTAGATTCAAAATACGGTAAAAAAACTGTGGCAGAATTGGAAGATATCAAAGTTGCTATACCAGAGCGTAAACTTGCTGGTAAAAGTATTACTGAAGTATCTCAAAAAACTGTAAACTTCGTGCAAGCTTGGCTAACTGGTGATGTTGTAAAGCTTCAAAATCTAATTGAAGGTACTTCTGCTCGTGGTGGATATCTAATTCCAGATGATTACGCAAATATGCTCGTAGAGGATATTCGTGACTTATCTGTAATGCGAAATATCGCCACTGTAATGAGTACTACTAGTGATACTCTTCACTTGCCAAACCTTGCCAGCCGACCTCAAGCCGCTTTCCGGTCTGAAGCCGCTATCAAGACTACTTCAACAGTAGACTTTGGCGAGAATGTGTTTACACCATATAGTCTTGCAACAATCATAGGACTTTCTAACGAACTAGTCGCTGATGCCGTATTAGGTGTCAATGGCAATATCGTAAACAAAGTTGCTGCTCTTGCTGCACAGTCTATTAGTGAACGCGAAGAAAAAGCTTTCTGGACTGGATCTGGCACAGGCCAGCCAACAGGTATGAGTGGATACACAATACCAACTTCAGCTGCTTTGACTACTGATGTTAGTCGTGCTGACAGCTTGATTGCTGCATACTTCAGATTACCTCAAGGTTATAGACAGAAAGCCGTTTGGGTAATGAACTCAGTAACAATGGAAAGAGTGCGTCAATTAAAAGACTCACAAAACAACTACCTACTTGGTAGTGTTACTGGATCACCATTCCCAACAATTCTTGGCCGACCTGTGTATGAATCTAACTTCATAGCCGGTGGTACAGTGTACTTCGGTGACTTTAGTTATTACACAATCGTAGACCGAGAAGGAATACAGGTTGATACTTCAACAGAAGCTACTGTTGCAAGCCAATCTGCGTTTGAGCGAAACTTAACATTTGTACGCGTTGAAAAACGAGTCGATGCTGAGCTAACTCTTACAAATCCATTCAGAAGTGTTACAAATATGGGTACTCCATAAGCGTAGTGTTCTGGCTCTTGTTCTCTCTAGGGAGGACTTGAGGGGGTACATTATGAGAATTAAAATTATCAAATCAGGCAAATATAAAAGCGGCGAAATAATAACCTTGAGCAAATCAGAGGCACTTAAACTAATACAGAAAGGCATAGCTATAATGACAAAAGATATGATAGGAGTAGACTATGGCATCGCTTAACGCTTGGGCGCTAACTACTTTGGCTGATGTAAAAGAAACTTTAGGTATCGACTCAGGTAATACTACTAGTAATAATTTGATAATTCGCAAAATAAATCAGGCAACTGATATGATTGAATCATATTGTGGCAAGAATAACAGTCAACACTTCATTTCGACTGTATATACTAATGAGGAATATGACGGTACAGGTACTGAGCAACTAATTCTTAAAAATAGACCAGTCATAACTTTGACACTGCTTGAACAACGCAATACTACTTTAAATAATGCTGATTTTAGTACTGTAACAACAGACTTATATTTTACAGACAAAACTGCTGGCGTAATAGATGGCAGATTTGAGTTCCTGCAATACTTCAATCTATACCGAGTTACTTATACCGCTGGCTTTGCTACTATACCTAGTGACCTAGCAGAAGCTTGTGCTACTCTAGCAAGTTACTTATATGACAATGCAAGTACTGGGTCAGGAGTCAAAAAGAAATCTCAAGGGCCAAAGAATATAGAATATTTTCAACCTACTCAGGGTGAGTCGCTGATTACTCAGCTTGGCATAGACGAAACTTTGCAAAGATACACAGACATTCCAATTTTGGCGGACAAATAGTGTGGGGCTATTTTTTAACAATCACGAGATACAGATATATCGCAATCGTCGAATAGGTACAGCTAACCGATTTACTATGTCGGCCACAGGTACTGTCAATGCAGCTGATATTACACCGGCAAGTCTGGAACGCACACAATTTGAAAATCAAGCTATCGGTAAAACTTATATTGGCTATGTAGATGTCAATGTAGATGTAAAGGAAGGCGATGAAATCAAGGTCGCCGACAGTAGTGACCAAAATGCAAAACGCTACTCGGTCAAGGGCGTATCTCGTTGGGAGGGCTTCGGGATTGTCGATAGCAAGGAATTAACTTTAGTGAGCCAAGACTAATGGCACAGATAACAATACAGATTAAAAACATAGCTCAGATTCGTGCGGCGTTCAGCAAAGCTCCAGCGATAATGGGCGCAGAGTTCAAAAAAGCCCTGATGAAATCAGTCGTACTAGTACAGCGTGAGTCTATGAAGCTAACTCCAGTACTTACTGGTAGATTGCGAGCCAGTCATATGTTTGAGATAAGTGGCGCAGGCTTAAAGATGGAAGCCACTGTTGGGCCGACAGTTAACTATGCTACATTCATTCACGACGGAACTCGGTTTATGAAAGCACGGCCTTTCTTAAAAGATGGTGCAGAAACTTCACTTGATCAGATAGATGACTTCTTTACTGACGCAACTCAATCAGCATTAGATAAAATAGGGAGAATGGTATGAGCGTATCAACAGACATTAAGAACTTATTAATTAGCAAAATTAACGCATTGAGCAGCACACAGGCTGTATATGGCTATTCTGAGCTTAATCCAAGCGGCTGGCCGTGTGTTTGGGTCAAGACTGCTGACTTACAGGGTACAGTGGCAACAACCTCTGATAACAGGCGCATATACGCTTACAATGTAATGTGCCTATTAACGCTAGGCGAAAACTTTATCAAAGACGGTAGCGTCAATCGTGAAGAATACGCTGAAACTACACTGGCGACTGTCACAGATGAGATTATAAATGCAATGGACAAAGTGGCATTTATTACCCAATTAAATGCAATCTACTCTGCCGGTGACACCACAGTGCTATTTATTGAGGCTGCTGACGCTACTTGGGGTGAGGTTGATATGCAATCAGGCAAGGCAAAGGCTGTTCAGCTAACCTTAAGAATACAAACTGATTATAATACTAGGACTTAGTTCTTGACGAAATCAACCAACATAAATAATAATACAAGCATAAAGGAGAATATATGAGCAAGTTTATCGGTCGACTAGGAAATGTCGGCATAGCAAAAGAAGCAACATCAGGCACGATTGTAACACCTACTTTCTATGTGCCTTTCAATAGTATTTCATTTGACGACAAGACCACCACAGCAAGAGAAGAGGAAGGTCTAGGACGAATTGAAGACAGTGACAGTAATCTAGTAGTACAAAAGTTTGGCGAGGGCGACTTAGAGTTTGACTTGAACGACCTTAATTTAGGCGTAATGCTTACATCTTTGATAGGCGCTTCACCAAGCACAACAGGCTCAGGAACATATACTCACTCATTTGCTCTTGCTAACACCAACACTCACAAAACTATTAGCTTGGCTTACCAAGATCCAGATCAAACTAAAATATTCCCTTACACACAGATTGACGGACTTGAAATAACTGTCGAGCCTGAAAGTATTGTCAAAGCTAAAGCCTCATTTAAGAGCCGTGTTTCAAGAGATTGGACTTCACTTACTCCAAGCTACACAACTCTAGGCAATAAGTTTTTGCAACAGCACTTAGTACTTAAGACTGCAACAACCATTGCCGGACTTGCCGCAGCTTCAGCAATCTCAGTCAAAAAGCTAACTCTTAAGATTATGGCTAATTCAGAGTTTGATTTTGCACTAGGCACAGTCGAGCCAGAAGCTATCTTGAACCACCAGTACACAGTAGAGGGTGAGATTACACTTAACAAGACTGATGATACTTATAGACAGCTAATGCTTGCTGGAACTTACAACGCTATGGACATCTCATTTAGCAAATCAGCAACTTCAAGCTTGCAATTTCAATTTCCACGCGTAGATTTCTCAGCCTGGGAGCAAGACAGAAGCTTAGATGACATTGTAGGACAAACAATACAATTCAAGGGCAACTACGATAGCGCAAATGCTTTGGCTTCAATTAGCACCTGCAAATTGATAAACACCAACGCTGGCGCAAGTTACTAAGATAACCGAAAGGAAAAAAGCAATGAGTAGAATAGTAATCAAGAAAAAGATATCTTTGGACTTTATTGGCAAAGATTACGCAGACTGCTATCTGGAGTTTAAGACGATAGCAATGAAAGATTATGAAAAGTATGTCGGATTGGCAACACAAAATAAAGATGAGTCAAAAGCTGTTGGCTTTATTGTTGAGACTCTAGCTAGTCTATTTGTATCTGGCAAGTTTATAGATGACAAAGACGAACTATTCGATGTCAACAAAGATGAACTCGGTGACTTTGATATGCAGGTAATGATAACTGTATTCAAAGCACTCACAGGACAAGACCAAAGCCCAAACTAAAGGAGCGGTTGGTCGATTCTATCTTTCACAATGGCCCACCGCCACTCGAACTGCTAAAGTACCATTATAGAAAACTCTTTCATCTATCAGCTGCACAATTAGAGGCTGAACCTGCAATAGACTTCTTTACTAACTTACAAATATACAGTTATATTCAAAGTAAGAAACAAGATGATGCAAGGAGACAAGAATAATGGCAACAGCAGAAATTAAAGCAGTAATCACGGCAGATGACCAAGCAAGTAGCGTGCTTGCTAATTTCGGCAAGAGCATCGCCGGCATTGGTGTGCCTCTGGCTGCCGTAGGTGGTGCAATTACAGCCTTTGGTGTTATGGCCGTCAACTCTTTCAATGATAGCCAATTAGTAGGCGCACAGCTTAATTCTGTACTCAAATCGACTGGTGGCATCGCTGGAGTTACTGCTGATGAGATTAACAAACTATCTAGCGGATTGCAAAAGACAACTCGATTCTCTGATGAGCAAATAGGTTCGGCTCAGAATATGTTGCTTACATTCACAAACATTGGCAAAAATGTATTCCCTGACACTACTAAGGCTGTATTAGATATGGCCACAGCAATGGGTACAGACTTGAAATCAACAGCAATACAAGTCGGC